GGCATCCAGATACCCCATGATTGTCGGGGTCACGCCGTCCAACGTCTTGTTCGTCAGAGTCTGGGTATCTGTCGTACCAACGATAGTGCCCGCTGGGGCCGTCAGCGACGTTCCCCAAGCCGAGCTACCAGCATAGACGGCGATTCCAGCGCCCGATGGCCAGGTCATGCTTCCGCCACCTGCGTATTGCGGAATATTCAGCACCCCGCCGCTGAGCGTGGCCGCGCCGCTCGTACCTGTAGTGGTGAGTGATCCGAAGGGGCTGCAACCGGCGCAACCCGTTACTGAGATTCCTGCCGCGCCGCCGACTACGACAACATCGCTCGAATTCTTGCTTAAGCCGTTGACTGTTCCCGAGACAGCATTGTTCTCAAAGAGAATGACTCCGCTGTTCAACATGCAGAGGAAGCAGCCCGTCTGCGGAGGGTAGTTCGAGGTCGAGCCAATCTCGCGGAACGTCGCTCCGAAGAAATCTTTCCCCAGTTGATCGGAGCCGGAAAGCGGAATGATCGCCCCGACCGCCCCGCCCCAGTCGCCTTCGCTGGTGAAATCGGTGTTTAGTGCAAAATGCTGGTAGTAAGCTGAGCCGCATTTATCGTTGAGAACGTTATCGCTACTATCGTAGAAAACACAGTTGGTTACTTCGTCCGCGTTCTTAAACCAGTTATGCATGGAGTGAACGCCGCTCGGAGTTGTGGTGATCGAAGAATCATGCCTAACGGCAGCGGCGACAATTCGTGGACGCGAAGAGCCTGTGCGATTATCGTTAATGTCGTTGCCGATCAAGTTCAGCATCCCGTAGAACTGAATGGCAATGTCATCTGATGGGGCGGCCAATGACATATACGAATCTTGAATGGTCATCGTGGATGGATCGCTCATATTTCCAGGATAGACAAACCGTCCGTCTCCCTCAACGCGGGCTCCGACAATGTTCCAGTTGGCAGGTCCGCCGCTGGGACTAATAGATACTCCATTGTTTAAGAATGTTGTGCCATATACGTCGAAAGCACCGATTGATAAAATTACGTTTATCGCCGTACCAAAAGAAATAAGCGAACCACCTACAACCGTGAAATTCTTGTTGTTGTTGGCGCAGAAATTAAGGATTCCGTTGGTACTGGCTAGTCCCTGCCCCGCGAAGTAAGGCTCCGTAATCAGCACGGTATCAGTCTGTTCTCCGGTACAGCCCGGATGACCAAAGGCTACGGCATCTGCGTTCGCAACCGACCCCATGCCAATCGTGACATGATCAATCGCCAAATCATGGGAACCCGCAGCGCCGCTTTCGGTAAGGTTGTGAGAGTCGAAGTTGATTCCGTAGAGACAGTTGGTGCAGGAAATAAACACATTGTCGATCTTCGACCGCACGGCGCTGTTAAACAGGATTTCCGTTCCGCCTGATGCACCTGTGTAGGTCAGTGTCGAGGCGGTCGTGTTCGCCGCCGAAGTCTGCCCCGCGATTTCGATGGAGTAATTATTCCCGCCGTTGTAGACAAGGCCGGTCGTGGTGGTGCAGTTCCCGATCGGCAGCACGATTTTGCCGCTGACCGTTGGGTTCCCCCAAGACGAGCCATTCCAGCCGGAGCCGGAAACCACTGCGACCGCCGCGTTCAAGGCTGCCGTGTCGTCGTAAGACCCGTTGCAAACCGCTCCGTAGTCGCGAACATCAATCGTTAACTTGGACTGAAATATCGCCGGCGTCGTTGTGCCTTGAGAAACCAACACAGATCCGGGGACTACGTTAACGATTGCTCCAAATGTGTCTTCGGTATTGATTTGAATCTGGGAATTCGCGCCTCCAGGTCCTACGCCGCTTACGCCGGTGAGCGTTCCAGTAACCGCTGCCGTTCCGTCGCCGGTTTGTTGAAAGCAAACATTCTGCCCGTTATCAACGCCGAGACACAGCTTGAACGGAGGGGGAATAAACACATTCCCAGAAACGTTGCCGCCCAGGCCGTTCTGACATACTGCGCCGATGGTGCTGATCATCGTGACAGCGACAATCAGCAGCGCATCGGGGATTCGTAATTTACGCACAGGGTCTACCTCGCGCTCAAGGTGGCTTGAGTCGTTCTTGAAAAGATTTTTTGGAATCTACGACGGGAAGGATTACTTTAAGTTCACGATGAAAACATCGCCGCGCTGATTGTTTTGGCCTACGCAGGTATAGACCACGCCGTTCGAGTCGGTTACAGTATTCCCCACCGTCCCGGCATTGCAGACAAACCAACTAGGATGCGTGGCTGGACTGGTGCCTCCGGTTGTGATGTCATACACCCCGTAATCCGTGCCGGAACCTTCAAACGAACTCCACGGATTCACATACTGGCCAGTGGTGTAAGCCGTGCTTCCGGTCCAGGGAAGGCCGCAGGTTGCCGTCGGGCCGCCCGAAGTCGAACCCAGCGAGCACATCCAGTCAGAAGTAAAGGCCGCGAACTTCCCGGTGGTAGAGACCTGGGAAATCGCGAATTGACAATCAAAGAACGGACAGGTCATGGTATTGAATTCGTGGACAAATCGCCACGGTTTGTTTTGACCCGATGGTGCTGCACCATAGGCCCATGTCGTGGCTGTGGGTACACAGACAAACTCGCCATGCCACGGCGCAAACGGATTGGGGCTGCCGGTCACGACGTTGAGAATGCTGCCGCAGACGGGAGAGGAATCTCCGCCCAGGAGGTTATAGATCGCGCCCAAGTGCGAGTCGTAGGCATTGCCGAACTGACAGGGCGGGTTGGTATAGATGTGTCCCGCCGTGTACGCGGAGCTATCGCACGGCGTCGGCTGCCAGGCAATCTTAATGTCGGCCAGAGTGTAAGGATTGGCGTCCTGGTAGGCATTCAGATACGCACCGCCATAACTGCCGATTGCGGCATAACCGAAAGTTCCCCCCGGACAACTGGAGCCGCCCAGCGTGTTATCGAGGCAGTTCTGCCCGTTATTCCAAATGGTGTTATTGCCGATCGCGTAGTGATTCAACCCGGCGCGAAACATTCCCAAGCCCGTCGAGGAATTGAAGCTCTGAAACGCATTCCAGGCATAGGCGTTGCCCACTTCACACCCGGACGCACCCGTGAGATTCGCTTGAATATCAATCGAGACATAGGTCAGCGCGTAAGAACTCCGGGTACTGTGGGTAAAGAATCCACATGCGCCCGTAGTAAGCACCGGATACGAACCTTGGGGCGTCATCGCCCAGGAGCCTCCCGAGCAGTTGAAGCCCGTTCCGCCCGCGCATCCGACCACCGACTGCCAGCCCGTCGTCGTATTCAGCAAAATGTATTCGTTCAATGTCGTCGAGTAGCACTGCTCCCAGTTCCCTTGTCCTTGCGTCCCGTTCACATTCGAATAGCTCCCGTTGTAGCCGTAGACATCGGTCGAAGTCGTCTGACAGAATTTTGTGCCGTCGTAAGAGACTCCCGCGAAACTGCGATAGGAATTCAGAGACTCGACGCCTACATTCGTCCATGTCAGGCCGTTGTCACTGACCGCAGTCATTAGGTCAGGATGGCCAGTTGCTACCGGAACGAATGCGGGGGTGGAAGATCCCGAAGTTCCGCTCGAAGACGTGAGCTGAAAAATAAATGTCGCGCCTGAGCCAGGGCCAAGATACTCCCAAGCCGCCGTGCCATCGGAAATGCTGCCCCAATCGGCGTAGTGGCAAGAGGTTATCCCGCCGCCGTTCCAATTCGGCTCTGAACCAGAACTTGCGGTCGTTCCCGTCTGAACAAGTTTCAGCGCACAATTCAGAGCGTTGTTCGTTAGCGGCTGGATGATGTCACCCAGGCTGTAAGTTGATTTGCTGGCCGTCCAGTCCGGCGCCTGCGTGCTCGTCAGCGCGTAAGAAACGTATTGCCCCTGAGTGTACGAATGGCTGGCTTGCCACGCCGCCACCAGTGAGCCGTAAGGGAGCGCATATTGAAAATCAGCCTCGGCCGCGCCCGTGACTCCGATGCTGCCGCCCACTCCTACGGTAAACGTTCCCGTCGAAGTGTTGATGGTATAGGGAACGACTTGCGTAACGTTGTTGTCGGCGTGATAGATCGAAGCATTCTGCCAGTCGAAATAGCCTTGCCCGAAATCGACCGTGACCGACGAACTGCCCGTTGAAGATTGATTCAGGTTTGCCGTCAGCGCCGGCGAGCAAACCATGCTTGAAGGATTGAAGGGGACAATCCAGTTGTTGCCCTCGTTGTCATTGACGTGCAGCAGCGTGTCGGTGGAATTAAATAGCGGCCCTGCAGACCCCGCGCCGCCCAGCCCCGCCGACTTTGAAGCGTAAGGATAATAACCCGATTGCGCCGTTGCCGAATCGGTGCAGCGCGCGACCGGACTGGGCGAGCCAGCCGAATACGACGTATCGTAGAAAATGGTTCCGTTCTTTGTAAGCCCGCCCATGTACGTCGTAGTCGGCAAAGCCACGATGTCTGTTTCTGTGGACGCACAATAAGACGGGGGTCCGCAATTCACTAAGGGACTGAAGGTTAGGCTTCCCGTGAAAGTGATTGTGCCAGGGCCGGTTATGGTAACACTTTGCCCATGCGCGAACGAAACCGCAACCAATAAACCAAAAAGAAATTTTCTCATAGGTTGATTAATTTGTGATCGTAAACATGGGGCACGTCTGTCCACTGGTAGACGCTAGCGAGACCGTGAAGCTCGTTCCGGCGCTGACTGCTGAAACTGTCGGTTCCGCGCTTGCTGAAGGAGCCACGCAGGTCGGAGAACTAGGCAAATCCGAAGCAAAGCTAAGCCACGTCAACTGGATTCGGCTGTGAACGGTCACTGCCGACGTGTCGATCGTGTAAGTAGTTGTTGTCGTCGGAATCACAACCGCACCAGAAGCCGCCGATCCGCACATAGCCGGGGAAGTTGAGTTCACCGCACAGTTTGTAGTGGTCGCGTACTGAATCCCTGTGATGATTCCAGGGATACTCAGTCCTGCCGGGCCACTCCCTACAGTAACCTTGCTAGGCCCAATCCACGACTGAAAACCGCTGGGCGGAAAAGTCGCCCAAGCCTTACAGTTCGTGACGGAAGAATCGCAAACGTTCCCTATATCGTTCGGAGTATCACCGCTGACGATGTAGAGGCCGTTGGTGGTGTTACGGAAATAATTATCCGTAATGGACACGTTCGACGCCTGTACTTCCACGTCAGACTGAGTAGCCGTCGCGCCCGAGGCAAGGCCGTTGTGGAAATAGTCGCCTTCGGAAACCTTAGTGCCCGCACATGATGTATTCACCCCCGCGTCAGAGTTTTCCCAGAACACCCCACTGATGCTTGGCGGCGTCGTCGCATCGCAGGAACTGGTTACCGTAACGCCGTCCCCCACTCCGGTCGGGGTCTGTGTGCCCTGGGCGAAACCAGCACCCACGTTGGCCTGTCCCGCCAGTTCGCAGAGCACGCAACGTACAGTGGCATTACGGCCACCGGCTGGCCCCAGGTCCAGAAGAATATCCGAACCGTTGTTCGTCGTCGAAGTCACGCCATCCAAAATCACATCCGCAATGCCGGAACTTGTCGCGGCCGAGCAACTGTACCTGAAACCGGATAGACCATTGGCGTAAGAGGTAAAATCATAAATATTGGGGGCGGTGGATTGCACTCCGCTGAATGCGCTCGGGCAGGTCATATTCACGCCATTGCCCAGTGCTTGCTCTGCCAATCCGCCACGAATTGACCACTGCATCGTAGTATGCGTGGAGTCCATCAGGAGGTAAATGTTGTCGCCCTGCGCGTATTCGAATTCCGAGTTAACTACGTCACCATAGGACGTATAGCCGAGAACGAGGTTGTCATAGTTGAAGTTGAAGTGATCGTTCTCCAGTTTGACGCGGCTCGATCCGCCGAGAATCTGTAAGCCGTCTCCGCACGTTGAAGTTCCCGGACCGCCCGAGCAGGTGGGAGCGTTGGTGACATGTTGCACGGTGATGCCGTACATCGCGAAGCCATTGCCGCCGCTGCCGCTGACTGTGACCACTGGCGTGCCCGCCGTCGAGCAGGTAAAGGTCGTCGAGTATTCGTTCATGCCGCGCAGCCGGATGCCCGAGCCTGTGATTGTGAGTCCGCAAATACCGGAATAAGTGCCCGCGAGTTCGAACTCAGTCCCTGGGGAGGCCCCATTAATAGCCGCCTGCAAGGTTGATAAAGACGTCCCAGCGGGCTCGTAGATCATCACCGCAGGTAAGCCACCCGAAGCGCACGTACTAAGCGCCCAAGCCCCACCCGATGTGTAGTTTAAGCATCCCGTTGCCAAGCTAGGCAACGCCTTATTCAGTAGGCCGGTAACTTCTACTACGGCGCTACCTGAAGTCGAGGCATCTCCGGAGAGGTTCACGTTAGTTAGTGAAGTGCTGGCAGAAAAGGCAGCTAGGTTACCACTGGCCGGCGACCCTGTTGCGGTAAGTGAGCCGGAACTGGTTCCACAAGCACCACTAGTCACGGTAAATCCGCCGCCCGTAGTAGTTTGTACACATCTCCCAGAAGTCAGCCCGCTTACCGTGAGGCTGGGCACGCTCATAGTCCCCTGCACCTGTAAGTTGCCGGTAAATTGGGCGTTCCCACTGGGATTGGCAATTGTGAAAAAATTCGTCAAACCGTTATAGTTCGTTACCGCGAATGCGTAGCCCACGGAATTGTTGGACGGAATTATGGTTGTGTAGCCGGTAGTGTTGCCTCCGGTTACGGTATCCGACGTGATGCCAGCCGTAAAATCGAATGGGTTGAAGACGATGGAGCCGCCGCCCGCCGTGAAGTAATTGGAGTCGATGACGTGATTGATTCCGTTCGATCCGAAGTTGTTGGCGATCGCGGTGAAGAAAATGTTGCCCCAGTAGACGATCGCCGGAACGGTTGAGTCGGAGGCTAAGTCGAAGAGATAACCGCCCGATCCATCGTCTTCTCCGTCCAATTGCAGAAAATTGTCATAGAACTGCGCTGTGTTTTGCATGTGCCAGACGGTTGAACCAACGCCATTTTTGTTGATCGTGAAGCGGTAGGTTCCTTGATAAAGATAAGAAGATCCTTCGACCGAGATAGCGGTTTGTACATTATTCGGGCTTAGTTTGAAATCGAGGAATCGGTTGTAGCCGAAACTCGGGTGCCCGGAAGGCGCAGTGAAACGCAAACCGAAAGTACAACCGTAGCCAGTAGAGTCGTCTTCGAACGTGTTGCGCTCCGTCCAGAAGTTAACGTCTTGCAAATACCAGCACGTTCCCCCGGATTCACTTGCACCATCCGCCATGACGCTACGAATTATGACGTTCGTCATGTCTTCAGCGACAATGATGTTTTGTCCCGTCGCTCCGTTTCCAATGATGGAGAAATTTTCAAGAATGCTATTCGGTTCGACCGTGTGCGCAAATTGCCCGGAAGATCCCGAGTGATTGACGGTCAGACAGTTTCCGCTTGCGACCATACAGGAAAAGCTGCTGGCTAATTTTCCCTGCCCTTGCAAATTCGTTCCCGGCCCAATGACTACCGGAGTACTCCACGTCGTTCCCGCAGCATTCGGCAGAACAATCGTTCCCACCCGATAGCCGCCGACGGTCGGAAGTTGCGCCACGCAGGCATTGATTTGCGCGCCCATATCCACGCCCGCACAATCAGCAGCGTAAAGCACTCCGTTGAGATTGGAAGCAGTGTCAACTCCACTGAAGGCGATATTGGCCGTTGGATCGAAAGATGATCCTGATCCTGGGCAAGTTGAGATATAGCAAAGCGTTCCGCTGCCGTCAGGGAGAGTCGCCGTGCCGCCGCCGGACGATGCGCCCTGAATTAAACTTCCGTTGGTTCCTACGCCAATCGTTCCACTGAAGTCCTTATTCCCGCCGATGGTTTGATTAGAGAACGTGTCAACGTAGTTCAATGAACCTGTCGGAAGACTTGAGTTGGGAGGCGTTAGAGAGATCGGTGTTGCAGCATCTAAATCGAACGAAGGTGAACCTGTGATCTTAAATGGAGCGCCGTAAATCTTAGCTCCGGCGCTATAGACTTCAACGAGGTAGTAGGTATCGTTGACGACGTAGGAAGTCAGCGTGTCGTTGCCTTCGAGTGCGACGGAGATATGGCCGCTAGAGTCCGGGCGGGCAATAATTGGAGCTGTGTTGATCCAAGCCGAGCCGACTACGCGAACAGGATTGCCGTTGAACGCCTTCAAGGTGAACTGAAAATAAGCTCCACTAGTAACATCCGCTCCGGTCAAAGAGCGCAGATTCGCTGTCACTGTAACGCTCTGACAAAAGGCCGCAAGCGATGCAACCATAAAAACACACACGCCCGCGAACGCGCGCAGGGGGGATAAGCGCATCATCTTTTCTGCATCTCCTTGGTGTGTGACTTACCGCGCTTTTGCAGCACGAACAGGCGTCTTGACTGGCTGCAACGGCAGAGTGCTGCCGTACTGTCCGCCATTCCCGCCTGGTGCCGGATATCCGATCGGATTCGACTGCGCCGGGTTATTGCTGGGCTGCGGTAAAACCGGACTTGGCGTAGCGTTGGGTGACGCCACGGTCGGCAACTGATTCATGTTCATCATCAGGTTGGGATTGAGCGGCTGTTGCGGCAATGCTTGTGCCTGTTGCGTTACGGCCTGTTGTTGATCAGGGGAGAGCATTACCCCTGGTGCCGAAAACTGCTTCGGCGGCTGCATCGATCCCATCGTGTTTTACCTTCTTTTCGCATAAGCTGATTCACGCGATTTCCCTTGCATTCTCTCCCGCACGGGCGGTACAATGTCATTGAGGTGCTTTATGGGTTGGATCATCTTTACTGCGATCGTTTTAGTGTTACTGGACAATGCGCGGGAGCGTTCTCGTCGTCGCTGGTATCGGAAGTTCTGGTTTGGCTAACGTGAGCCACCCGTAAATATTTTACTGACCCCGTATAGCCCGACGCCAGTCAGCGCAGCCTTCCATGCCGCGTTGATTGCATTGTCGCTGAGTCCCTTTAGTTTCATGGCGTTGTGGTATTGCTGCATTGCGTCCTGAAACTGTTGTCCCTTGCCCGCAACGTCTGCCGCGTCCTTCAAACTACTCTTCAGGTCTTGGTTGAGTTGCCCCACAAGGCGCGACGTTTTGCCGCTCAATGCCATCTTGTCATTTGCTGACAAGTTGGAGATGTTGGACTGAAAATCTTTGGCTTCCGCGTAGTTCAATGGCGGCGAGTCTGGCTTCGTGACCCGCGTTACTAGATCGCGCACGGCCTTTGGAAGTTTGGCTCCGCGTTGCGATTGCGTGTAGAGTTCCAGTGCTGAGTCACTGAACGTTGAAGTGTCTACCGGAATACTTCCGGCTGCATTCTTCACGTCATTGAGGGCGGCGCCAGCACGCGCAGCGCTTGGGATTTTTCCTGCCGCCTTTCCCGCTCCGGCGGTTGCCACTGCCAGTAGGGCTTGGCCAGCCCCTTGGGCTGCCGTGTCTTGTGCGGCCTGAAGATAACTTCCCGTTGGGTCGGGGGATTGATTGATGTCGTGGATTGCGGCTGGAACCTGAGCCGCCTGCAACGGCAAATTGGCTGCCGCCTTAACCGTGTCAATTGGATGACGCAGTATGTTCCACGTACCAGTCACCGCGTCTTGCGCGCCACGGCCTACATCATCCAATCCTTTAATGGTTGCACCCGCAACCCCCGCTGGCCCAGTGTATCCGCCATACTCTTTGTCGGTCTTGTCTGTAGGTTGCGTCAAAACCTGCATGAACGTTGGTTGCGTAACGGGCGCGGATGGTGGAGGTTTGACAATGGCCGCATACGGATCAGCCTGTGTGGTCTGTATTGGCTGTGCGATTTGGGCGTATGGATCTTGTGACATTAGGGTGTCACCGCATGGCCGTATTTCACAATGTCAGCCTTGATTTGGTCGTCAGTCTTGCCGTTGTTCTGGGGAAGTTGTCTCGCTGCCGAGAGGCTTACCGCCATGCCTGTTGGCGGAGGCGCAGCGCCAGCTTGCTTAACCTTTGGCCGCATCGCCTTGTCCTGCACGTATTCTTTCTCGGCACCAAGGGCAGACTGGAGGGTATCCTTGGACATTTTCCCGGCATTGGCCATGTCTTGGAAATGTTCCATGATACTTTCGCCGCCACGGGCGCCCATGTGGGCTTGCATTAAAGCGGTACTCAGTAGGCCGTTAACGTGGGTCCGGAGAGCGACGTATCGCGGATCGTCGGTTCCAACCTTGCCAGCCAAGAACTCATTCCATCTTGGCGCTAACCCTTCAAGTTCTCCAGGCTTGAACTTGTCCAAATCTTTTTGCGCCAGAGCAAATAATCCTGTCGGGCTGATGAGTTGCCGAGCGATGTTAACCTTTGCCGTTCCGTCGGCGCCAAGTGGCGAGTAGTTGCTAACTCCTGCGGCTTTCAGTTCAGCAGGAGTACCGGCTACTTGATTGCCATCAGAGTCCGTACCAAACGACATTGGAACAGACTTTCCGCTGATAACCACTTTCGGCGATCCTGGCGAAGTTGCGCCGACTGCCGGCTTTACCGACGCGGCAGGCGAGCCGGGAAGGTTTTTATTGGTAGTGGTCGTCTTGGGGAGGGCTACAATGTTCCCTTGCCCGTCGTCCTTGTACTCGACCGTATTCGTGGTTGTTCCGGCACGAGCTGCCTGTCCGCGCTCGAGTCCCGAGAGTTGCGAGATCGTCATTGTCTTGCCGAGAAATTCTTTCGGCAATCCATAGTCGTCAAGATGTTGCTGTGTAAGCGTGATGCCTTCCTGGGAACCGGGAACCAACGTCGGTTTTCCGCTGGGATCCTGTGTATCTAGTAATCCCACGCCCGGAACGGCCATAAACCGCTTATTCGTCTGAGCGACAGTCTCGCGACTGCTTGCTGCGGTGTTGGCTACGTTTTCGCGACTGCCAGCTCCGATCTTGGCTGCATCAGTCGTGGCGCCAGCTTTGATCATGGCCGGGAACATTAACTTGGCCATACCCTCCGGCATTTGTCCATACGGCGTGGGAACCATCGCTGACTGGGCGGCGATCAGTTTGTTTTGTGCTCCCTCTTTCTCTAATTCGTTCTGTTGCTGTTTCATCGCAAACGGAGTTTCCACGCCCGCCGCGAGTGCCGGTCCTATGCCGGGACTGATATGTGGATTCGTGGGAACGCTCGCCGCCGCGCCGCGTGCCGCACCTTGCATGGCAACCAGCAGGCCGGACAAAACCTTCCCTTTCGTCGTTAATGCCGAACTGAAAGGATTGGTGCCGCCGTCGTTCGCTTGACCGAAGGAAGGAGTGACCACCCTCGGCTGCGCCGTAACCGGAGGAGCGTTTTGCGTGACTGTCGTGTTGTCAGAACTCTGCTTTGTTAACGGTCCGCCAGCGACCTCCTGTGTATACGTGTCAGGGTTAAGCGTGCCGTCCACATTCGAGGTGTTCGGTTGCGCCGTCGCGGCCGACGCTAAAGCGAGAGCCTGTCCAGTTGCGGCCGGATTGTTTTGAAAAGACGTTTGCCCGTTCGGTTGCTGTACGCCAGTGTGAGTCAAATTGCTAAACAGTGAACCCATTGTCTGGCTCCTTAAAACGCTGGCGAATTATTAATGGCTGCGGTACCCAAGGCACCGGTAGCCCCTAGTACCGCACCCAGCGGACTCGGCGTCGCCAGCGGAGCATTCATAATAGAGGAATTGGTGCCACTGGCTGCCGTTGAATATCCCAACGGGTTTAGCACTTGTTGCTGGCCGGTGAGCATACTTGCGCCTTGCAGCTTGGCGTTCTCGTTATTCGTCAGAGCGCTCGTCATGTTATTGTCGAAGCTTGACGCCAGACCGTTGTCGAAATCACCCATCTCTGCCGTCTTGAAGCCGTTCGGCTGCGCTGCGGTGTTTCCTCCCATTGAGCGCAGCAGCGAGGCACGCGCTGGCAGTGCCGACGCTGCCGTGGTTCCATTGTTGTAGTTGGTGATCGCGTTCGTGTATGGCAACCCGTTGGCCATCAGGTTAGTTGCCATGGGGTTGATCTCGTTATACGCCGTTTGCTGCTCTTGCTGGTTCTGAGCCGCCGTCGCGGTTTGTTGTGCCGAGAGTGCAGCCTGTTGCGTTGCCGCGTTTTTCTGCGCCTGAGAGGGTCCACCACCCATAATTATTTCCCATTTCTTTCGGCCCCCTCCGGCCAAACAATCTATTTACACGTCACCACGTAGCGCTCTGCCGGCTTCGCGTCCACCTTGGAAAGAATCGCTTCCCGGTGCGGACACATCTGCTCCGGACTCTCCGACTGCGAAAGATACAGGAACACGCCTTGGCCGCGAAATCCCTGATCAGCGAAGTACGAATTAACCCGATCCGCCAATCTGAAACTGGCCTTCTCGCTGATGGAGCGAAATACCGGAATGTCCCAACAAGACCTTATTCCAGCCACGCCCACAACGCTATCGTTTTCCCGCGCTACCCATATTTTCGCGTGTCCGCGCGGGTCAAACGGTGCCGCGAGATGATCCCTACAAAACTCAGTTGCCGCCGCATGTACCTTTTCGTCCACCGGAAAAAGGATGTTTCCGCGCCACTGTAGATCCCAAGGAATTATGTCCATTTACCGCACCCCCAGCAGAGTGTTTGGAATGTTGTTGTTGAATGCCCCGCCACTCGGCTCCGTGTTCCATCCTGGAGGGACTGGCGGATCAGGCGGCGGAGTCGATCCGGATTGCACTGCCGCCGAAGATTGAATTGGAACCTTGCGCGATTCCGCACCCAGCGGAGAAACGAAAGAAACGAAGACGTTGGTAACTGGAGGGGCCGCGCCTCCAGTAACTGGAATCGCGATACTGTTGACCCCTGCCGGATTCTCCGCGTGCAACGAGTTTTCGTTACCCACGTAAATTCTCGGTTTGCAATTGGGCGGATTGGCCGGGTCCGCATTCCATGTCAAGATAATCTTCCCGTTGCCCGGTTGGGCGATGATGCTGCGCGGCGGACTCGGTACGGCACTGCCGCCGCGGACTCGCAGCATGTCGGAAAGTTGTTGCCTCTGCTCTTGGGAGGGGCCGCTCCATGGCACGTTGCTGAATGGCAAATTACGTACCTCGCGAGGTTCCAAAGAGTATTCTTGCTAAATAAATCTTGCCATAATCTTCGACCGGGAAGTGGGGAGGGGTGCTTAACTCCGTTGTCGGCGCATCCACGGAATGACTTGTCAGTTGAATCTGGACATAAAAGAAGTTGCTTTCCCCAGATTTTACGCGATTATGGAATTTGAAATCATGTGTTCCGTCGCCGCGATCCTGTGCTGGCAACAATGGCACCCAATCGCCAGTGGCATCCAGCGTGTTGTTTAACTGGAGTACCGGGGTGTCGATAATGGTGTGATCGCCCCATATCTGAATGTCAGTCAGTGATGGCTTTTCGCCGCCGAGATTGACAAGTCCGAGATATGTGGCCTCGAACTCATCCCCGTTGTCGTTGTAGCCAGACTCTTCCTGGTAGACGTTACCGTCCGATCCGCCAGCATAGACGCGCTGCAGACCGTTTACGTCGAATCCGTTGGCAAGGGTGTAATCTTCGGCAAGAGTTGATCCGTACTGCCGGAAATAGGCTTGCCCGAACTGCGCCTTATCGTCCTTCAGATTGAAGTCGTGAACGATTTCAAACGGCACGCCATTCACGTCTAGCGCCTTGATGATGATCTCGTCTTTCTGTTTCGCCACGTCGATGTAGGCCGCAACCTCGACTTCGCCGAGGTATTGGTCGCCGATCATCGCAAGTAGCGCCCGCTCGTATTCAGAGGAAACCACGATCGGCCCCGTGGCAAGAGCGTAGCCGGCCCCCCAGTTAGTGTTTATGGTTGCCAGTTGCTTTTGTCCGGTCACCCAGAATGGTCCGTGAATTGTCTTGACAAAGGCACGTTGTCCCGCGCATCCGCACGGGAAGCCTTGTCCCCAGTCCCACACTCCAGAGGTATTCACCAGTGGCGCAGAGTAGTTCAGCGAAAACACCATCGCGCTCTGGTTGTATTCCTGGATGCAGGTTGGAACTTCACGAGTCGGAAACGTCACCACGTCATCCGGAGACCACGACTCATTCGGCTGTCCCACTACTTCGGGATTCAGTGGACTAGCCGCCGATGCCGACACGTACACGTAAGCATCTTGCCCCGTACATCCCAAGGCCTGGTCGCCAATGATGCAAAACTTATTCATCGCCGGAGGAATGCCGTTGCGGTATGGCATCTCCGAGGTTTGATCCTGGGTATAGTTTCCGCCAATCACCCACGAAGTCACGCCGGACGGCACCGATAGCCAGTTTCCACCGCTGTCGAGCAGTAAATAAGGAACCTCTCCGCCATCGATCGTGTATCCCAAAAGAATCTGCCATTCGGGATTTTCCGAGTTCAGGTTGGGCAATGACGCAACGTTAATCGTGGATGGATCGGAGGGTGCAAGTCGTGCGCCAATCGCCATCCTGTTGCCCGCGTGCTGCGTTACCGGATCCCAGATGCAGGCATACAACTGATAACCGGGTTGCGCTCCGCCAACCGTACTCGGCGGCAATCCAGTCTGCTGATAATTAGCGGCCAGGACTGGCAGGTTCGATACAATCGTTCCGCCCGTCATTATGGCGTACGTAATAAGCGTTGAAGAGTATCCAGGCACCGTGGTTCCGGCTGGAACTTGGAAACTATAGTGATTGGCATCAATGACCGCGATGGCCACCGGTCCCACGTTGGCGAAAACCGGATCAACCCTAAACACGCCGCCGTACCATACGACCTGAGTACCCGTTTGATAGATGACGGCTATTGGATAACCATCCGTCATCCCATGCCCAGTGGAAACTACGGTCACAACTTGCCCGGAAACCGAGAAGCTCGTGAATGGTAGGGCGGTGGGGCTACTCGTGCCGCGAGCCGAAATGTAACTCGGAGCTGTTCCTCCGTCGGCGGTGCAGGCTAGCACCCACAACTTGGAACCAGACAATAAAGGCAAAGATGATGCGTTCAGTCTTTGTCCTGCGACCCCAAGGATGGGAGTGGTATTTATGGCAACTAGCGGAGAAATTGCGCCAGCCAAAGGATCCCACACGGCCCCGTAAACTATTTCTCCAGTAACGTCATTGCTTAACCAGTCTCCGCCAGAAGCGAATACCACCGTGGTTCCAGAGAGAGACGGCGTATCGGTTCCGATGCTGACTGAGACGTTATTCGCTTCTGCTGTGGTCATGGAGCGGATGCCACTCAATCGCAGCGTGGTTCCATCAAAAAACCATACATTTGCTCCGTCGCCGATGTTTATCTGCCCGGCCGATGGAAACCAGTTCCACGGATTGCTGGTATTCAGCGTTCCGATCTCGGTGATAACGCCAGTCGCTAGCGCCAGCGAGTAAACGTTGGCACCGGCGCCCAGTAAAAGGTATTTGACATTTGTCCACATCGTATACGGAGCGATAGAATGAATGTAGGCACCGATCGTCGCGCCCGTCGTTGCAAGTTCGGTGTACCCTCGACGCAATTCCAGCCATCCCCCAATGTTCGGAACCCAGTTCGAGCAGAGCAGGGAGCGGTCCTGCGGCATATTGAGAGGATTGCTCCGGCTGTCAACCCCTCCAAAGATATATAACTCAGCAAGCCCCTTGTCCTGTACTTGCGCCTGCGGGCTCATTGATTAAACCCGCTCTCAATCACGTCAGTATCGAATACCTGATCGCCAGGAGCCACGCCATAGCCTCCGACCGTTGAGCGAACGCTTTCCTCGCGCACAATGAATTGCAGTTTCTTGGCTGCGCTGATGTCTTGCCGCGCGATCGCCTTCTGGACACTCTCTTGGTATTCGCTTTGTGAGACTGAATACAGGTCGCTCTTTTCCCCGAAAAGGAATCCGGTTACATCCATTTTTAAGCCGGACACCAGCGCGTGGTGGTACATCGGCGGAATCAGAGGAATTATGTCGTCGTCGCAATCGTCAGGCAGTTGCGGAACCGCCATATAACTAACCACAACCAAATAGGGCTGGTCTGGGCAGTTCATCAAACGCATCGTCGTGAGCGTCGGCAGCGCTAGCGATGGAGGGATCGGAGCTTGGCTGTCTGGTTCAATACAGTAAGTTCCAGGAGCACACCAGGTAGAGGAGTTCAGTGCATCTTGTTGCGCATCAGCAATGCTCTCGATATCAAAATTCGGCTCCATCTGGCCAAGTTTTTGGCCATTAAGCCAGAGAGTTACCTTTAGGAACGACTCAAGGTCTGAGGCTAAAGAAGTGGGGTAAATCTGCTGCACTTGGCCCGTAACCGCCTCTTGGGCAATGGACGACGATCCTAGGTTGACCGTGAGGCCGATCACGTTTGGCGATCCCGGAGTCACAGATACAACCGTCCACGGACCACCATTGAAGCGACTATCGGAAAGACTTGCGGCAATCTGCGCACCGGGTATCAGCCATCCCGGAACCGAGCCGCTAAATGACAACAATACGCCGTTCGTGCCGGTCGTAAACTGCGCATCTATAATCGCTTGCGTCAGTCCCGGAGTCGGGAAATTATTGAAATCGTAAGTAGGTATTCCCGCAACCGTCGTAAACGAGAAAATCTTTTTGCGCCACCAGAACGGTTCTTCCTGAATGAACTTAACCAGACGAAGATTGAAGAGGTTATTGAAGTCGAGGCGTTCATCTGCCCTATGCTCCGTCAGGTCTTGCACCATCGAGATTACGGTCGAGCGATTCATCGGCTACGTCCTGTCTTTTATCTTTTGGCAAATCGCTAGCCCTCGCGGCGTAGGCAGCATGACCACCGACAACCTGCGCTCTACATCCAACCGCAGAACTCGCTCCCTGAGTTCGTGGTGATCGCCGGAGTTAACGTCGTGAACCACAATCAGGCTTTGTGGTGATAGTCGGTCCCAGAAGCGATCTATTTCCTTGACTCTTATTTCCGGCAGGCTGTCGGAAAAAAGAATATCGATTTCATTTTTTATTTCCAGTTCCAGGCTCGACATGAGACGACAATCCACTACGTCCGAAACGCCGGCTCGCTTAATTAACTCTGCGGCCTTGCTATGTAGTTCTGGCAGTATCTCGCACGTAACTAGGTGTCCGCGTCCGTTGTCTTTCAATGCTCTACCGATGTAACACGCGCCCACGCCGAGATACGATCCAGTTTCTACAACCAGCCTTGGCTTTACCGTTCGCACCAGTTGCCCAATAAAGTCAAGAACTTCAACCTCGGCAGTCATTTCGTCGTAACAGCGCCAACGATGGGGATGTGGGCATTCCTTTGTTGGCGATGATACTTCCGGCCTACTCGGCATCTTCGTTTAACCGGAACTTCCATCCGGCCTTACCTTCGGCGGCTAGTAGTTCCTGCTGGTAGGGAAGAAAATCCTTGATACCATAGGTGTACTTGCCGACATGTCCCGGCTGAATCGAAGTATCCACGTAAACCTTCAACCCGCACAGATGAGCCTTGTAGCAGAAGGAAACGTCCTCGCCGAGCTCCGCTTTGCCGTTCGGAGCCTTCAGAAAGTCGAACCACAAAGCGTTTCCGGTTTCCTCGAAGAAGGCGCGGCGCTTGGCTCTCGTCTCTTCCAGTTTGTCGATCGCCGGAGCCCACATCTGCAACTCGTATTCACAGTTGAGATAGAAGTCGGCGATCAGATCCAGGGCGTGGCGCGAGATCAGCAACATCCCGGCGCCAACCGCGACGGTGCCGCCGTGACCGATCAGCGCATCTTTTTTCCAGTCAAACACGCGGTAATACGAGTTTGTTTCCGCGTCCCATCGACTGATATTGGGTAGTGGGGGGTCTGTTCGATGGGTCGCGAGTGCCCCAACGATGTCTTTTTCGTGGCGCAACAGGCGTACCAGGAAGTCTTTCTCTGGCAGCATGTCGTCGTCCATGAAGAGTACGTGCGTGAACTTCGACTTGTCGCGATAGAGTGGGGCCAACAGCATATTACGCGCCCAGTGAACCACGCCGCACGGCATCGTCGGTTGCACGTTCACCGTGCAGAACTGTCGCGAATGCTTCAGCATCTCGCGCGCTGCGGCATCCATCAGGGGATCGAATGCCTTATAGGTGGGCACGAGCACTTCCACCATCGGCTTACCGTTTAAGTCTGGAGCCTCGGAGAAGTCCATACCAAGCATGGCACCTAACACATCTCGCCCGCATTCGCTTTGGAGGATGCGGCTAATCTTTTTACGCTTGGCTTCGATCTCGCCCGGAGTAAATCTTGTCAGGTCGCCCATTTCGCCCCCACAAAAACAGTTTGGGGCCAGCCTGTTAAGGCCAGCCCCTTGTCAACCAGCGCCCCACAAGCTTAGGCCGTTTGGATGCCCATCGAAACCGGTACTGGCTCCGTGACAGAACCGATCGCGATGATAACGGCTGCCGCATAGTAATTCACCACAACCGCTTCGGCTTGCGCTACGGAATTTGCAATCACTTGCATATTCTGTGCAATGACGGCGTTCTGCTCGACCTGGAATGCCGAGGTGCCGGCGGTGCCAGTCGATCCGGCTGGCGCAGACGGATAGAAGTCAACGGAATAGAGGTTAGCCGGGGACGTGGTTCCAGTAACGGCAGCAGGAAGATAGACCGGCTCAGTGCCGTCAGTGTCTTCGGTGATGCCGGTAATGACGGCGTTCGGATACAAAACCAGAAGCGCCGCAGAGGCAGCAGCCTGTGAGGTGGCCGCGACGTTTACGCTACTCTGGAGCAGACTTGGATTCGTGGCCGGATTGCCGTTATAGAACGTGCAAGAAAAACTGGTGTAATTGTTGGCGTAGGTTGACACTGATAAATCTCCTTAATTTAAGTTCTGCCCTTTACGGCAATACCAGCCCGGACTCTTGGAAGCGCGCTAATTTTTCTACTTCTTCGCGCTGCCGCCGAAACTCTTCTACGCGCGCGTCGATCTCGGCCTGAGTCAGCGGAATCTGGTTTCGGTGTGCGACAAACTCGCGTTTCTTTCTCACGGCCTCCGCAAGTTCTGCATCGGCCTCCTTGGTCGAAGATACCTCGGCCTCAAGATCGGCCAAGGTTTCGTCCGTAGCTACCAATGTGTCGCCGCGTTGTTTGTATCCCTTGGGATTGACGATCCAGTCGGGCCACATCTTCTTGTCGGATGGGTCCATGACCTTGCCCGTAAAATCGGAATCTCCGGGCTTGGCACAAAGGTTGCATTTCTCCGCCTCGGCGCCATTCAGGAATGTAGTCACCACTCGCGCGGCGTCGTCGCGTCCGCAATTTCCGCAGTGCGCCATTTATTTAGAACCTTGCACGGCATCCGCTGGCACCAGACTATCTTTCATTGCCTGCGCGGCGGCGATGTCGGCTCTCAGTTGTTCAAGTTGAGCGTTGGCGGTTTTCATGTTTTGCTCACTTGCCGCAAGCTCGCGCTTCACCTTGGCCTGGCGTTCTTTTAGAGGAATGTGGGTCTGTTCCCAAACTTCACGCGACACGCAGCCGGCGTAATTGTCGAGGAATGCCTGTTTTTCCGGGTCGCTCGTGGTGTAAGTGCCGCGGATAAACTCCAACCGTTTGGCTGGAATGATCTGCGCTTGTCCGTGGGCGTTCGGGACCATTATTTGCTGGGTGTAGTAAACAGCAAGTCCTTCGCTGGGCACAAAGTAGATTTTCTCGGCGACGGTGTGGGCCTGTCCATCTTTGCAGTTCCATTTGCCCTGCACGAACTTCGCATCGCATCGCGTACAAACAAATTCAAGTAATGCCATCTGCCCTCCATGGGATAAAAACGTAGGGGGCCAGCCGAAGCCAGCCCCCACAACCTGCCTCTCGATTAAGCGAACGCGCTCACGTTGAACATGCGAGCATGTTTCTTCTCGAACTTCACCTGCCATCCAACAATGGACTTGAACTCATCCACCGTCTTGTCGCTGCCGTCCTTCACGATGTCCTCGTAAAGGCGGGTATTCATGCTCTTGCCGTTGCCGTTTAGGTAACGGAAGATCACGCTGGGCAGATCGATCAAATAAAACTCGCCGTTAAACCCGGCCGCGCCTGCAATGCCAGCTTCCATGCGGAAGTTGTTGGCAATTAGGTACGTTCCGTGATTCGTGACGATCTTCTTGATCTGCACGCCGAACACGTCCGCAAGAACGTTGGTCAGCAGTTTGTTGGCGCTAAAATAATCAAACGCCGACAACACGTGCGGACCAGCCATGCAGAGTTTTGACTTTTCGCCGTACCGGAATCCGCCTTCGCCGAATTGCAGCATCGCCGTGTACGTCAGGGTCGTCGAGGCATCGGTGATATAGGTTTGGATTGTCGGTTTCACGCCTTGAGTCGTCCAGCGGGAAGCGCCAGTAATCGCGCCAAGTCCACCAGAAGGCTCTGTGCCGCCTGCCAGAGTTTCAGATCCGCGACCCCACAGTCCGGCCGCTTCGATTTCCGAGCGGTGACGGACTAAGGCCACTGCCTGCTGATAGCGACGTTCGCCCTGTGGGGCGGCATACACTTCAGTTGCCTGCTCGTGCTCCGATACCACAACCGGAGTTTTGAACAGTTGACAATAGCTGATGTGAGGAACTTTGAGCGTGGTCCGCAAGGTCGGAACGCCCGAACCTTCGGTACATGCCTGCCCAAGAATTCTCAGTGAGGCGGTGGCCGCAATGGTATTCGCGCCAACGCCGCCAATGCCGCGCACGACAGTCAGGGTCGCGCCAGAACCGCCAGAATTGGCGCTGACCAGCATGACCTCTTCTGCCGCCGACAATCCGGCGCCGATTCCCACGGGAACGAGAATGAGGTCGTCAACCGCAAAGATCGTGCCGTCCACTACCACAATTGTGGTAGCAGCCGAGGAGTACGCGGCCGTGTTTGATACCTGGCCCCACAACGGCGCTTCTGCATCTTCGAACCATTCAAACCTTGGCGAAGATGCGCCGGCAGTTCGTTTCTTGTTATTGGTGAGCACGTAGAGCGGAGCCGCATCCGGCTCCAGCCTTACGAGCGAGTCGTCAACATCACGCTTCAGCGTGGATTCGGTGACGGAAGTCTGTACAACTCTGGGAGAATTCAAAATAGCCAAGGAGGTTTCCTCGGCCCTCTATAAGTTAGAAGGCGCAATCTTGCCCGTTACTATTGCCAGCGCCCAGCGATCTTTTTCTAAATAACTCCACTATGTTGCTTGTTGTAAGCATCCATCATGGAGCCGCCTTCGGGCTTTTCGGTGACCTTTCCAATCGTCCCCGTAGTCCTACCGCCCTTAAGCGCGCCACTGGCCGAAACTCTCCGATTGCTTCGGGTGGCATCTTGCTTTCCTTTGTTCACTGCGTCCTGTACTGTCTGCGGCGTAACTTTCTGCCCAGAAAGGTACTGCGCCACGATTCGGTAGCGCGTTGCTACCGCCTGCGGCACCGACAATGGCCGACCTGTCTTGGGGTCAGTAAACTGGGCCTGCTCAATCCACGGATTTGCCTTCAAGGCTGCCTTGTAAGCCGCCTGATATTCCGGCGTGCCAAACGCGTACAGTGTTTTGAAGTTGGCGTCAGACGAACGAACTTCCTCCCACGTATTGGCGTGGAGGGCTCCTTCGTACATCTTGCCGAATCCAGGGAATACCGCTTCCACTGCCGCCGAAAGGAACGACGGCATCAGGCGCGGCAAGATCGTGTTCACCAGGTTCGCGGCGTACATCGTCTGCTCTTGCACGAACTCTTCTGGATTGAACCCGGCCTTGACTGCTTTCTCGTAATCCACGCCCTGAGACTTACAGTATGACTTAGCGTAACTGACGGCCATCTCTGGCTCGGTCACTTCTTTGGAAAACTTTCTCAGGTTTTCGATATAGGCCGCGCGCTGTTCCGGAGTAGCGGGCTTTGCAGCCTCAACTACTTGTGGCGCTTCCTCAGTCGTTGCCTCTTCCGTCGCCTCTTCGGATTCGAGTGCGGCGAGTCTTTCTTCTTGCTGGGCGATAAAGATGTCGCTGTCAATCGCCTTCTTAACGGCATACGCCTTGGTTTTGTCTTTCTCGATCTCTTCCGGCGTCCACCCGAACCTCTGAGCGTAATGGTCCGTCAGCGTCTTGTCGTATGACTTCGCCTGCTTGATTGGAAGCTCGGGTCCGTCCTCAGATTCAGTCGCCTCGGCAGCCCCTTCGGTTGAGGCTTCCTCTTCGCTTTCAGTTTGGCCGTCCGCAGTCTCTTCAGTTGCCGCCGCTTCTTCCGATTGATCGCTGGTACTGGTTTCGGTCGATTCGGCTGCTTCTGTCGGTTCTGCACTTTCGGTGGTTTCCGTAGTCTCCGCTACCTCTGCCTCGGCAAATAGAAACGGGAGTACGGTCAGTTCTTTTTCAATGGCTTCGGTTTCCAATTGATGTCCTCTTTTTCCGGTAGGTCCGGGAATTCTCCAGCAAAAATTTTGATCGATCCATAGGTGGGACTCATCCAATGGCTGGACATCGGCTCAGGGCCGCATCGGGAGGGCGATCCGTCAGACCCCGATTGCGAGTCCCACCTTCGCATCGCTCAAAAAGCAAAGGGAGGCAGGTTCGCCTCCCCCGTTCCGTACAGAATCTCTTACTCTTTGTCCTCTTCTTCCGGCCCTTCTTTGCGCCCGTACAGTTCCACGAACTCATCGAGGATCTTCGTCACATCCCCAAAAGCATCGGCGCGGGAGGCCGCACAGGTCGCCTTGTGTCGTTCATCGGACAGCGTGAACTCGTTACAGTCCTGCATGGCCGCGACTTGCTGTTCGGCAAAAATGCTTTTTAAAAGTTCCCTTAGGATCGGAATACTCAGCATCCCGCTGAGCGCCAGCAGTTCCGACTCTTGCGGTTGCTCCATTAGTCGCCAGCCTTTCCGGTTGCGATCGGCTTCAGGACGTGTCGATACAGCGGCTTTGTCGTGTGGTGATGGATCGCCTTGACCGATACCTTGGTCGCGTGGACGACGGTGGCAACATTTCTTCCCAGCCCGACCGTGACACCAAATAGCGCAATATACAAAAGAGCGGTAGCCACTATTGCCCTCCAGTGGGTTTCGGTTTCGGCGTTGCTTTTATTTTCAGCACGTCAATCTTGCCTTGGTGGTTCTGCTGAATCACTGCGTGATCCGCATTCTGTCCCGCTAAGTCTCTATCGTGCGCGGCTTGCGCGGCAATCGGATTCGCCGGTTCAGCCAGTTTTCCGGCTGCATCCGCGGCGTCGCCTAGTTCCTTGACCGATTTCAGCGTGTCCGCGTGCTGCATCTCCGCTTCATCTTCGGGCGTGAGTTGCAATCCTTGGCCACTGAGAATCTTGGTCTGGACACCAGCCGGCAGGCTCTCAAACTTCGCCGTAATTGCCAGCGAGACTTTGGGAGGAGGAGGAGGCGGCGGCGTCGGCGGATTGATTAGCTTGGTTGCGTCCGCTCCGCGAATCGTCTGCGCGTATCCCTTGGCAACTTCCGTCCGATTCCAGATGGTTGGGTTCTGCTCTGCCAACTGATACAGTCGCTCCCAGGCCATGCGATGGAATTCGTCATCCTGCGACAGCGTGGCACCAACTGATGGCTCAATGCTGATATCTTCCTGGACCTCGTAGGGACTTAGGTCGATAACCGCCGTTTCGCCGAACTGATGGGACAAGGCCTCAGTCTTCGCGTACCGCTTGTGGAGTTTCACCGGCCCTTGCTGTTCCTGCTGAAACATCCAGAGTTCCTTGTAGCCTAACTCCCGGTCGTAAAGCGCCAATTGGTCGATCTTGAATTGCAGCAGCGCGTCGCTGGTTTTCTGGCCCAGCACGGCCGTGGTAGCCGTCTTGCCGGCCATCGGATTGCCCGCGCTCCCGGCATCCGTCGAAAATAATGATGGTTCAAGCGATGCCTGCTCGCGCTTGATCATGTCCTGCACGTTGAATGCGCCGGCAGGAATATCCGGTTCATCGACGACATGGAAGTCTGAAATTCGCTTCACGTCGAGGATCCGGTAGAATGCGCGCTCGACTGCCTCGTCCGGCATGTCCGCATCTTTTGCGCGTAACACCGTGCGGCGAAGAATCTGGTTATTAAGATCGATCGCCTGTGCTACGGATGCGTTGTGCAGGTTGTAAAGAAATCGCATCAGGCGCGGCGTGGAATCTCCTACGCCCACAATCAGGTCGGGCAATCCGACGAATGGAGTGTAGTAAGACTTTCCCTCTAGGTCGTGCGGATAGGGCATCGATCCCAGGCGCACGCGGTCGTTGCCAGACCAAACGATCTGCCACTTGCCATCAACACACTCGTGTGACTCGTAAATCTGGAAGCGCTTGCCTTTGATCAGGTTCGACTGATCCTGATATTGTGACGGGTCGGTTTTTCCAAGTACCTCGCGCAACTGCCGGCGCAAATCGACCGTTCGGCGATTCAGGGTTGAGGCAACAGTAGTGTCATCTTCCGCAAGAGTCTCGCAGGCCTTCTTGTCAAATACCTGGCACTCCTTGCCGTCCTCGTCCTCGTAAGTCTTGGTGAGCATGTCTTCGAGCCAAACGTCGGTCTCGATGTACTGCTCAACAAGCCATCCTTTATGAATGTCCTCAAAGCCGGGCTCGGGGAAGAAGTCACCCATAAAAACCCACTTCACCCGCGGACCTTCATGGCGGGTAACGTCGTCCGAGATGACCAGCTCGTCGCCTAACTTAGACATCGCCCTCGCGTGTTCATCTGAGCTTAGGGCTGGTCCGAGTTGCGCTACCGCCTGCTGAATCTCTTGCGGATTGGCACCCTGAGCCTCCATCACATTGGCACGCGTCCACACATTGAAGTTCGGAACATTGTGGCCCTGCGCGTCCTGCACCATTGCCGGATGGCGGTAAGATTTAGTGGCCGTGATCTTGTCCCAGAAACTCTTAGTAACCGAAATACCCAGCGTTTCTTCCTGCTGGATATGTTTCCTGCGGACCACCGCTTCGCCCGAGCGATCAAACTGCTGGTAGCGCCAGGTACTCAACTTGGCTGCCACGTTCTGATCGGAGCACAGGTAGTTGAGTTGCGGAGGGTTAACTGTCAGCCGTGCCGTGTTCTGGCGGATGATCCGCGAGATGTCCGGCATGGCTACGTTGGTACGGGTCCGGTCCTCGATCATCTTTCCAGACTTACTGCGAACGTAAATCGGCTTTGTCAGACACTTCGAGGCGCGCAGAACCTCTACAAATTCCCCCCAGTAATTGTCGTTCCACCAGAGCGCGGAAGTTTCCCGGCGTTGCCGTATAAGCTCAACATCATCATTCAACGGCTCCGCCATGAATTCTCCTAATATCCAACACCTTCGTACATTTGTTGCATTGGCTGCAGTTCGTCCCTCTTTGACTCCCGGTACTCCATGCCATTGCGACATAGATAAAGGAAGCAGTCCGACAAGTCATTTCTGATCTGTAAGGCTTTCATTTCGGGATCTGCCAAGTCTTTTTGATGGGAACTTTGTGTCGCGAGCCGGTTGTGCTTTAACTGCCAAACCAGTTCCGGACAGCGCTGGCGCATGATGCGAACCACGCTGCGCTTCTCGTAACAGGATCCGTCGCGGCTCAACGTTTCGAGTGCCCGCAGCATTTCGTTGACGATTTCTATTCCGACGCTTTTCTCCGCCTTGATCGCGTCCGTGAACATCATCCCGAAGTGCTTGTATTTCTTGGCTACTTCTTCGGCGGCATCCTCGATCAATCGTTGGTAATGAATCGACCCGTCGTCTTCTGCTAGGTTGCTGGCCTTGAACGCCCTTCCGGCGTAATCGATGACGCGCTCGTAAATCTTTTCCGCCTTGCCGCCGTTCTGCGGATTGTCTTTCGACTCCAGCCACGCTACGCACTCCACATAGTTTGGAATCGAGACCCGGTTGTCATCCTCCGGCACCCGCCCAGGCCGTCCGTAGACTTTCGACGGCCACAGTTCGCGGTAAGCGTGCTTGATGTTGTCCGGATCTACCGCCGCCCACAGCGAAGCAAACGGCTTACGCGGATGCGGGTCAAGGGCGTAGTAGCGAGTCCACGATGCCGGGACAACGAACTCATCCTCAAGCGTTACTTCATCCGTCATGTGGTACAGCAGTTGCCCAGACGTTGCCCCAAAGTCAATCTCGAATTCCTGCCGGTAGTAGGCTTCGTCCATCCCCTTCCGCATGTTCGCGATCCACGATGGTTCGCGCTTCACGGGATCGGCGGTGTAATGAAGCCTTACAATCAGGGCACCTTTTTTGTTAATCCAGCAGCGCAAGCCGGGTAGCGGTTCATAGACCCTGCTCATCAATCACTCCGCTCTCGCTCGACGGCGATTCGACGGTCACAAAGTTCGCATAAGCGAATGGACCTATGTCGCGGAAATAGAGGCCGTCTTTCACGTACTTGCAAATCTCTCCAGTGCCGCGCAACGGAGCTACCAGTACGCCGCCATTGCGGAGAAGTTTTTTCCACACGCGATATGGACCAGGAATAGCGCATGTAACCAGAATCGCGTCGGCCACAAAATCAATGTCGGAAACATCCGAAACGGCGTCGCGGTGATAGATGGTCACGTTATCCGGAAGCCGCTGACTCAAGCAGGCTGGGATGTCCCGAACCTCGAAGGTATGGACTTCCTTAACCAGTTTCGAAAGGATGGCCGCTTGGTATCCGGAGCCTGTACCAACCTCCATGACCACATCGAACGGATGTAAGTCGGCTAACTTTATGAACAATTCCGTCATCAGCGCGGTCGGCACGGTCTGGCCATTACCAAATGGCACTGGCACGTCCTCGATGTCGGGAGTATTCGCCACGTCAGGCGGAAGAAATTGACGCCGGTCTACCGCCGCAATCGCCTCCGCTATCTGCATGTCAACTCCTAAACTTGGCAAAACAGCCGAGGCGGCTTCTCTTCTCTCTCGTAATACGTTGGAGTAAATCGGCCGTAAAGATCGCGGGCTGGCGTCAGGACGTGAATCTGTTCTTCCGCCATTGCCAGTTCGCGCTCCAGGCGCGCCTTTTCTTCTTTGAGATCATCAGTCGCCGCAATCTGCACTAGGAGTAAATCGAAGATGGACTTCGATACTGACTTCTGTTGATCGAGAGCTTTGCCGGTAGCTTTCAGCGTGGTTTCAAGTACCAGGATTTGCGTTGTCTGAATCGACTTCGCTTCCCGTAAGAGTTTGTTTCGCCTTCGCGAAACCATTGAATAATCGACGGTAAAAAACAGAATTGCTGCTGCCAACAGGAACAACAGGAACCACATCGCGCCCTCCCTGAATTAACTCCCAGCCCTGCAGTAGTCCAGCCAACTGACCGCGCAACGCCAGCAGTATTTTGTTGATATCCTCTCGCTCCGTGTATGGCTGCCATCCATAAGGAGTGGCGTTGCAATAGTTACCGAAGCGCACCGCTAGGCCGAATTCTTTGTCTCTCCAGATAGGCGCAACATCCAACGTTCGATCCGCCACGCGCCGGGCTTGATCGCTATCCACGGCTCACCTCGCATCGCCGCGACATGAGTTCTTCGTGCTCCCGGCACAAGGGAACAACAAATTCCACGATGCCACGCAGTCTAATGAGAACAGCTTCCTCGCCGCACGAAACGTATCCGTCCAATGTTCCAGCCTCGGGCTTCCATGTGTACGCACAGCATCCCTGATAATGTGGCCGCCTCTCGTCTTCTGTTTCCATCGCGCCCTCCCAGGCTTAACCGTTTGGATTGTCCTCGTCCCTGCTCAGGAAGTACCCGCGAATTGCGTCTCGCAATCCCGGCTTGTTTCCGGTTAACTCGTAAATGCCTTGCCAGTTCCTTTTCAGGTCAACCATTGGGTCAAATTGATACTTAACGAGGATCTGGTCGCGCGAGTCGTATCCGCGCTTTGCCATCGATCCGTGAAAGTGGTGAATCGCGAATTGATCAACAACGCCGATGTCAGCCTTGAATACTCCGCCAGCCCGTTCCTGCCAGCCGGAAATCTGCGCCGCATAATGAGGATGGAACTTTGAGTTGGCGATCGTGCCGCGCGTCGGCTGCGACACTAGTCCGAACGCCATGAACCAGTCGGCGTGTCCAAGGATGCAGCAGTCCAGTAATCCGCCTACGCCATCAAAGGCCGAGCGCGTGAAAGCCCACGCTCCGCCCGTGGCGCCCACCGGAACCCACTTCGCCGGCGCGGTCGCCTTCGTTTCCGAGCTTAATCCGGAATCCTTTACCGCCCGTACGTCCCATCCCGCGTTATAGTCATACTCGGGAAGTTTATATCCGTTGGCAATGTAAGTCGCCGCAAACGTCGTCCGCGGCGAACCTGGCTGCGAACCTCCACTCCCCTTCGCCGACAGTGCGGTATAGGTAGAGAAAGGTTGCACCCAGGGGGAATGCTGGAGTTGATGGATTGTTTCTAATGCCCAACCCTGTCGCGTAAACGAGAAGTCGGCGTCAATGTAAACGCCATACTTCCAGCCCGCAGGAAAGGTTTTGATTACTTCGTTTAGGATGTTCTCTTTGTGAAAAAGTTCGGAGTTTGTCCGAAACTGCACATCGCCGGAGTGGTTGCCGGTGACTTCGAAGGGCCGATCGCCATAAGCCAGTTCGCCGACGTGAAGTACAACGTTGGCCTGGACCGACATGTGCGCGCGGAAATCGTTCATCAACTGCCGGCGCGACTGCCAGCGAAACGGATTCGAGTAAGCCACGGCCACATGTAATGTTTGATCGTTCGACCACTGAGACCAAGGCGCATGAACGTCTGGATGAAGGTTCGGGGTAGACTGCTTTGCTTCGTAATTCACTACCCCTCCCTTAAATCTTGACGTTCTTGATGTTGATTTGCTCGGTTAGAAGCCATGAGAAGTTGTTGCGCTCTCGTTCGATACTGAAACCTGTCGCGTCCTTCATGGTCATAAGCCAAATCGTGGATCAACGTGAATACGTCATGAGGAATATCAGTGCGGGTGATCATGTCTTCATTAAAACGCTTAGGTTTTGCGCTCACGCTTTCCCTTCTCTAATAATTTCTATTGCAGGAAACGCAGCGCCGCAGTACGCCCCATTCAGTTGTTGACTTACCGCACGCTGGACACTTTGTAATCTTGGAGCCGCAGGGAGGAGTTGCACCACCGACCTGAGGTTTACAAAACCCCTGCTCTGCTGTCTGAGCTACTGCGGCTTTCTTTTTCTGTCTCGTCTGTTTTTTAGGAAGCCGAGGAGCGCGGCTATCGACCACGCCAGCAGGATCAACCCCACTCGAACCAGGTGCGGAAGAAACTCCCACATTCGCGCCTCCCTTATCCCATGCCGGACTCTTGCACTTCGCGCAACGTTTCGGCTTCTCGCCTTCTGCGATTCGGACATGACCGCACGCCACGCGGTCGCACTTCCACGCCCGTACACTAATAGTGCTCATTGGATGACCTGTCGGATCGCCCTGCCGCGATAGGGCTCAGAAATGGAGGGCATGCTGCGAATCGAACACATTTCTCGCAGCGTCACAGGCTGGAGGCATCACCAGATGCTACACGCCCCAATGTCTCATATCGTTCAGGATAATGGTCGCTACCCCGCGTAACGTTCAGAATAATGGTCGCGGCCTAGGCGGCTAAGCGCCTGAGCAGGGTTTAGGCGAAGAAACGCCTGGGAATGCTGAACACTGCGTTGCGAAAAAGTAGCCGGTTCCCGCCCATATCCAAGTCCGTAATTTCACATCCCTCCCAGCAACACTGCAGTTTTCCGTCTCGTCCGTAGTGAGTCAGAACCTCTTCCTTCAGGCTCATGTTCTGGTCTTGAACCTCAACCCAGCGACCAGCATGATACCGTGCGAGCGCTTGGGCTATTTGGTACTCGCGCACATCTGGGCGAGCCGCATAGCGATCCCGCATGTACTTGTTTCTTTGTCTTTTTGTCATGTTTTTCTTAACAAAAACTTGACATGCCACGCCCCACGAAGTAGCTCAGCGGCGTCTACGTGCACCAAAAGGTGCTGCACTAAAAGGTGCACCTGTGCCTGCGGTTAACGACCAACGTTCCAGATCCAGACTGAACCTGTGCGTACTTCAGGAGACAGGCATTGCAGGGTTTACCACCATTGCAGCGCGGGAAGAATTTACCTTTGTAACGACCTACATTCTTGCATTTATCAATGCTCACGGCTTTGCACCCTCAATACTGTCTTGTGGCGCGCGGGTTTGGTTGGTTTGGGATTTAGCGGAGACCGGATGCAATCAGTCGAATATGTAAGGATATGCACCAAATGGTGCTGCACTAAAAGGTGCGATGAAGGGCTAATCTCAATTTTTTATAGAGCGCCGGGGCGTGGAACAGTACAGGTAAACCGCACCGGATCGGACGGGGTAGTGGGCTTGGGGTGGGAGGGTGACCATCCCTAGGGAGTTCCTTTGCCGTCAATGGCTTAGATGGATTGAAGATGCTATCCCATTCAGATTGACTGACATCCCTCCGCCACGCCTTCTGTGATTCATTGATGGCCACGATCCCTCCCGCCACAATCACGCCACATTGGGTGCTGATCGTGCGCTAATCTCTTTCTTTTCAGCAGTTACATGGATAGAGCAACTGATTCCGAATCAGTTAGTCGGCGCTTCCTCCGGCGAAATCAGACAGAGCTCTTGACTGGGCGACGTTCTTCTCGGTCTCCTGTTTGCCCCAATCTTCGTATGAGACCCCAGGGGCAGGCTCCTGAGATTTCATCCAATCGTCTAGCTTATCCATGTCATCCTTGGCTTCTTTGAGCAGCTGTTTGAGGCGCTCTGGCTCAGACATTTGGTAGCTCCTGTTGTTCGTTCATTAG